CATGGTTTCTCTCTTAATAGGAGTGAGTTTAGAACCACCCTTAAAGAAATGGAATAGTATCCTTGCTTCATGTTCTAATTTAGAATGCTCAGTACCCGCAGGTGCTTCATTCTTACGGTAAGGTACGTCCTCACCTAGTGGTACCACAGGTACTACTGATTCATCAAAATTAATAATGAACACAGAGACCAGAGCATCACTCTTGTTCTTACGAAGGATGTTAACCTTCTCTGCTTTCGTCTTGGCATTATGTGCCTTCTGAAGCACCTCAGATAATAAAAGTTTCATAACTTAGTCTTCATCGTCATCTATTGTATCAGATACATCAGTAAAACGCAAGTATAGTATCTCATCAGGAGATGCTAGTTGACCATCCTCGTCATACATCTCAGGATGTATAACCTCAGCAGCATAGTCTGCTTTGTCTACCCATGTATCAAAGACATGCTTTAGGTTCCATGATACCACAAATCCTAGTAAAAAGGAACCGATTGTTAGGAAGAACGCAAGATAGTAAAAAGAAATCTGATCCATGTAAGCGTCCTCAAGTATGTCATTCTTATTTAGTGCGTTTCTTTTTGTTCTTAGATCCTTTGGGTCTTCCTGGTTTTCTGGATTCGTGGTAGGTCAATGCTTCATCCCTGACCTTGGTTAGGTACTTGAGAATCTTCCTAGCATTTGCTTTTGTAACATGACCGTACGCTTCCTTTAACATCTTGTCACCATGCAGATAACCGTCGAGTTCTGCTATGGTTTGTGTAATTTCTGTGTAGGGGGATGATTCTAACAACTCTGTAGTTTGTCTACGAGTGTAGTCATGTCCCTTTAGATACCCATCCATACTAAAAAGAAATCTGCCTTCTAGCATGGCAGTGTCTAGTGCTTTATCGAGCAAGCAATAAAGGACTTCATTATCAGGATCATAGTTTGACATTAAAGTAGTTGTGACTCCCGTAGATACTTTACTGTTTCAGTACACCCACCCATCTTCTGACCGTTGATCACGACCTGAGGAAAGGTAGCATTAGGTCCAAACTCCTGTTTAAACTGTGGTCTGGTGTACTGAACGTTGAGTTGGTACTCTGTGAATGACCAACCGTTCATATTATACACCTCTTTTATCTTTGTGCAATAGGGGCATCCAGTTCTTGTGTAGATTACTGTACCGCCTGGTGATTTCGCCATAATTCTCTTGGAAATAAAAAAGGGATGTCAGTGACATCCCTATTTAGTTTGGTATATTCTAACTGTTTTAGAATGTGAACTTAGCACCAAGCTTAGCACCCCAGTCTACAACGGTGTCTCCAGTAGAGTCTTCACCATTAGTAGCACCAGATAACTCAGCATATACACCAAGGTCTTCAGCAACAGGTACAGATGCACCGATCTTACCAGAGATTTCTGTCTCTGTATCGTCAGCAGTTTCACTATGGTTTAGTGAAGGACCACCTTGTACATAGTAAGCGATCTTACCTTCTGTTCCTGCAGTACCTTCGTATCCAAGATGGAACTCAGTAGTAGCACTTGTATAATCCCCATCAGGATATGAAAGGTTGCTCTCAACATTCACATATGGACCAGCAAAAGCTGCACCAGCGAGTAGGAATGGAGATGCTGCAATAGCAGCGATTGTTGATTTGATAGACATGTTTTTGTTTAAAGTATCTCGCAAGGCATAAAAAAACCTGCGGATGATAGTCTCCCCGACATGGGAAACTGTATTAACATCTACACAGGGTTACGATTGTTTCGAGTCCTTTGTATCAGTATTATTTATACAACTGGCACACTAGGGGGTGTGACAGTTGCGTTCGGTCATCATAACATAACGTTACGATGGTGTCAAGCGGTCAGTCAGTAATTGTCTGTAGACCCTGCGTTGTGGTTGTCTTGACACGTTAAAGGCAATGGTGATCCTTTCCTCGTCTGAGGTTTGTTCCTCCACCATGTGTTCGGTGTCAGAGGGGAAGAAAACCATTGTTCCTTCTTCACCTGCATACTGTACACCACTTTCGGTAAAAATGGTAGGATGTTTGTGATTCTTAACATAAATCACCCCTGAGTACGCAGCACTGTGGATGTGGGGTGGGTTGTAGTCTCCTTTGTATGCAAAGTTTGCCCACACATCATAAGCATCGAAGTGACCACTGTATCTGCGTATCATATAGTCACGATGGAATCCACCAAACTCATGGGCAATCATCCTTAGGATCAATGCCAACCAGTATGAATTGTCCACCATCTGAACTGGTACAGCACATTGATAACTGTTACCACGCTCACCCTCGTTACTGAACCCTGCATTCTCATGCATCTTGAGTGCAGATAAGGGATGATCCTTGATATCCCTACATGCTTCTACCCAATCGTTTACCTCTTCCACTATAGGGTAAGGCAAATGCATCATGAATATGTCTGGTCCTATTGTTTCTAGGTTAAGATCAGTGTTCACTTTTTAAATGCACCTATTCTTATTAGACCATACATTATTAAGATTGTCCAAAACATAACGTACCACATAACTATACCTTTGTTGTATTACTACGAGTTCTATTAATGATAGTAATAAACTTATCGCCAGCGAAGGTGCCAGCAAGACATACATCTATCTCATCACCATCCTTCCAGTTGACAGTGCCATCTTTCTTGGTGTGAACCATTGCTAGTTGTATCTTCTTTATAATTTCATCAGTTATTCTCATTGCCATGCCTCATAATTTGGTTCGGGGTCATCAATACAGTGTTTAAAGTGTTCAGTATCAAAGTAAGATGGTGGTAAAGGTTTAACATCATCGTATGCTCCTGCTAACCTCTTCTTATGCTCACGCTCATCCAATATTTCATTGATAAGTATCTTCATCTCTCTCACATATTCTGGTGTGAATAACCTACGAGGATTAATCATCATAGGTTTGTGGGTTTGTGGTTTGCCTTTCCAATTAGGATCAGCAGGTCCACTCATCCCCTGTGTATCCATCTTCATGATTTTCTAAGGTTCTCTCGGAACGCTTGTGCTTGTTGTGCTGTAACCATATCCTTCTCGAACTCTTCTATCTCTTCATCAGTAGAGATCTGTTCAGTAGGTAACACAGGTGGTTTCATATCTATCCTATCTAGTTCTGCTAAAGGACCACGATAGTATTTCTTGATACGTTTCAGCATCTTCCTGCGTCCTGCAGAGTCTTGTGGGTACTTCTTAAGTACCTTATGCAATGCTGCCAACTCTCTAGTAGAAGAAAGGAGATCTCTGTCTGCCTTAGTCTTCTTCTCTCCAAACCCTTCACTCATTAGGTAACCTCATCAATAGTAATTTTAAATTTTATTCTGTGTACCTTGTGTTGACACAGTACCCAGACATTCGAGTCCCTATTATGTGACTCTTGATAGAACGCTTCCCTTGGTGTGAAAGTATTGTCATCGTCATCATCGGATGCTCTGACTGGTACCACAACCTCATTAGGGAATGAATAACTTGGATCATCCTTAGGATAATAAGGTGTAGTTCCAGGTAATGACTGGTATTTTGTACCATCTGGTTGCTCAGGTGGCCATTCTAACTCAAATTGTTGTCCTTGGCAATAGGCAGCACCTGCATTGACCACATCAAACAGTTCTACAACAGCACCCCAGTAGTCTCGGTCACCATCTCCACTGTCCTCAGCAAATGGCCAAATTGCTACTCGTATCTTACCTGTAGGATCAGTATCAGTATAAGGTTTGTTAGAACCACTAGCATCTTTACCTAACACATAATCATGCATGAAGCATTGCTTACTATACATTCCAGTGTAGGCAGACCCCGAAGTACCACCACTCCATGCTTGGATACCTGCTGAATAGTAAGCATCGATGTCATCAATAGCACCTTGTGCATCACTTGCTGTACTGACAGAAGGTTGTACATACCATGATGTGATACCTGAACCTTGTGAATGGTGTGACCACTCATCCAACTTACCATTGAGTTCATTGGAACTTGCTAGGTCGTTAACTGGTTTGACTATCAGTCCTCTACCATGTTCGAACAATGAATTGTAATAACATCCACCATCATACTGACCCTCCCATGGTCTGTAATGATCAACACGGGAAGAAATAATATGCCCGTTACGATTGATGATGGTGCCTGGTAAGTTTACTGTGTTCTCATACAGTGGGTAAGGACATGGATCCAATCCCATACATCCACCTTGACTGGTTGGATTACCTGAGAAGTATGCGTCCTTAAACTCAGAGTTCTGTCCCTCTGATGCTTCATAGAGTTGACTGTTCCAATTATTATTTGTATTAACCTGTCCATTATCCCAGACTGTAACCTTGACTGACCAGTCTTTCTTCTGATGATTCCATAATTGTATGGACATCTTCTTGATAGAGGATCCTGTAGGATTGTTAGAGTTAACTTCACTACCAGTGGTAGCAACATCATCATTAGAGATAGCACCTAACTGTAATGTGATTGGTGTCTCAAACTCCTGCCTAGCAGTCTCGAACATTGCCATGGTGACCTGTACATTACCGAACGGTGGACCGTTAAGAATATCCTCAAGTTTAAAGGTGAGTTCATCACCCTCTGCCAATGTGAAAGAATTACCAAGAGTATTACCAACGTCTGGCCAAGTAGCAACCTCCCAAGTTTCATCAAGGACTGTTGTACTACCATTCTTCTTAAGAGTAAAGCGGAATGTCATACAGTCTGTCTCTGTATTAGTAATGATGGATCCAAATGCTTTCATCTCAAAGGTACCACCTCTAAGTGCCTTGATAGTCTGAGATCTATTGATCTCTATAACATATCCACCAGTACACGCAGCACATTGTACTGAATGCTCTCCTACCTTACCATACGATACATTAGCTGAACCACACTCCGATCTAGTCAGTGCGACATCCATAAACTCCCCATCAAATGTCTGAGTAGCACACTCATCCTTAGTCTTGATAGGTATGGTAGTTCTTGGTGGTGCTTCACTTTCATAGAGGTAACACTGTACTCCTTCGTATCTGTAGGCAGAACCTGGTGCCATGACCTCAAAGTGTACCTTAAAGTCATCGTAATCATCATCACCATTGAGAAGATCCTCCCACCACTGCCAGTTGTCACCAGTCCATCTAGTCTTAGTCCTGTTACCAGGATTCATGTTTGGATTGGAGAAGAAGACCCAATCACTTTGTGCACTACCACCAGATCGTTTCCATCCATCACCAGACACAGTAAATGTAGGACTATCATTATCTGCTACACCATAGTCATGTCCATCAGGTATGAGATAGAATCCCATCTGCTTGTTTGCATACTGCTTCAGTACAGTTATTGGTATCTCAAACTGACCATAAGTATCGTTAACATTAACATTAGATTTAATAGTCTTAGTCCAGTAGATAGTGGAAGCATCCTCGCTTGCAATATACACACCCCATGAGTTCTTATAAGCAGCATCAGGTTTGATCATCTTATAACTTACTATCCATGCTGTCTTAGGATTGTTTGGTAATCTGTACGTTAGCTTCCTCCCATATGCAGGTGGTTGCTCAATGTCCATCTGCTGTAAGCTATAACTATGATCATTCATAGTTGGTGATGCACTGGATGAGTAGTACCTGTGTAAAGGTTGTATCGTTTCGTAGTCTGCCAAAGTACCCATGGCATCCTCTTTATTTCTATAAACGTACCCCAGAATAGTACCACCACCCATACCTTGTGCGTTCATAGTTGCACGTTCACCTGCACCCTCAGTGTCTGGTGATCCTGGGTTTGTGGTCAAGAATGTATCAACGTTCTGAGATGAGTAGAACTTATATAAAGGTATCGATCCTCTTGCTTTCCTGTCCAGAATATAGAACGCAGGTTCACTGGTGACCATACTATATCCTGCAGGTGCTATTGCTTCTCTACCATAGGCAGTATCATTACCTGCACCTGGTCCCTCAATAACAGTAACCTTTACATATACTGTACCTTTACCAGCGTTCCATGAATGTTCCCATGTAGTACCCTTTGCTGGCATGGTACCAGAGAACGATTGCACCCACCAACTACTATCATATTCACCACCATCATTAATAGGTGTGACCTTAACAGTCATGGTGATACCATTAGAGGTAAAGGTCTGTGTCTGTGTGGTTGTACTATTAAACACAGCGTTACCACCTTCACATCTTACCTTCTCTTGTGTCCAGTTACCTGCGGTATCTGTAGTACATAATCTCTTGTTGTGGAATCCTCTACCGAAAGGCATGATCTGAATATTTCCTGGTGATTCACCCTTCTTATACTCATAGATCGGAACACGTTGTGGAAAGCAGTTCTTCACACATATCTCACCACTGTCTGAGTTCTGACCACGGAAGTATTGTGTGTCACAATCAGCAGCAGGTGCTCTCCATGTACCTGTAACATATGGTTTAAAGATACAATTGATAGCTTCCTTTACACACTCACCCCACTCTTCATCACCTGGATCTTCTCCTAGGTCACAATATAACTCTTCACCTGTAAGTATGACAACATATATGTTTACCTTTAACTTATCGTCTGACTTACGAACAGTGCCATCAGATAACCCTGCAAATACTCTGTCACAATCACTACCCTTACCAATATAAGGACCATCTGGTTTCCATGGTACATCTATTGGCCATGTCCAATCGTTAGGACAGAATGGAAACTCTAATGAAGGGAAAGCTTCCTTGAGGGGTGCTAATAATTCACATGGATCAATAGGACCAATTATATAAGGAGGTATTGGTGGATCTATATCTGGAACAACTGGTGGTGGTGCTACAGGATAACACCTTGCAACTATTGTTCTTATTATTTCGCCTGGATCCTCTACTACTGGAGGAGTAGGTGGTCCTTGTGTAGTTCTTGGTATGTCAGGTGTAGTATCTGGTATTAGTACTGGTGATACAGGACCATAACAGTTACCAACAAGATTTCTTACCTCCTGACCTGGTAGTGTTGGTACTGGTGGTTCGGGAGAACCTTGTGTCTGCTGAGTATTCTGTCCTGGAATAGCAGAATCAGGCAGCAAGGGAATATCATCCCCTGCTACCCAAACATTATCTCCTGATCCTCCGTAACAGGTATGTCCTGTGACACTCATTATATACTATTGTTTTTTAGTATTTATTCACCCTTGCCAGATGAGATCTGGCATTGCCTGTTGACCTGGTCTGTTTACTATTAATAGTATAAAGTATCCAACAAACCAAATGATATTAAACAACCATGCCTGTCTCCAGAAATACTTTCGGACTGCCATAGACCTGAGGACTTGTGGTGCCTTGTCTTGTGCTCTGAAGATGGACTCAATAATAAACGCAACGATACACCCTATCACTAAAGGATAGAACACAAAGTTTGCAAAGGACATTATAGAAATTAGAAAAAGCATTTTTAAAAAACCTAAGGGGCAAAAAAATACCCCGATTTTTTTTCGGGGTATTTGGTAATCAAAAAGTGAATTTGGTTTAGCCTACGCTAGGTGCAACCAATGCAACTTCGGAAGTCTCAGCAGCTGCCAAGTCTAATGGGAAGTTGTGTGCATTTCTTTCATGCATAACTTCCATACCTAAGTTTGCTCTGTTCAGTACGTCACCCCATGTAGGAACGACCTTACCTTGAGCATCCACTACTGACTGGTTAAAGTTAAATCCATTTAAGTTAAATGCCATTGTGCATATACCCATAGATGTTAACCATATACAGACAACAGGGAATGTTGCTAGGAAGAAGTGAAGTGAACGAGAGTTGTTAAACGATGCATACTGGAAGATTAAACGTCCGAAGTATCCATGAGCAGCAACGATGTTGTAGGTCTCTTCTTCTTGACCAAATTTGTAACCATAGTTCTGAGATTCATTGTCGGTTGTCTCCCTGATCAAAGAAGATGTAACAAGTGAACCGTGCATAGCACTAAAGAGTGCTCCACCAAACATACCTGCAACACCTGCCATGTGGAAGGGGTGCATAAGAATGTTATGCTCTGCTTGGAACACGAACATGAAGTTAAATGTTCCAGATATTCCTAGAGGCATTCCGTCAGAGAAAGATCCCTGTCCGAAAGGATAGACTAAGAATACTGCGAAGGCAGCAGATACTGGTGCAGAATATGCAACACAGATCCAAGGTCTCATACCTAAACGGTATGATAGTTCCCACTGTCTGCCCATGTAAGCAGAGATTCCAATAAGGAAGTGGAAGATTACTAACTGGTATGGACCTCCGTTATACAACCACTCATCAAGTGTGGCAGCTTCCCATATGGGATAGAAGTGTAGTCCGATAGCGTTAGAAGATGGAACGACAGCACCAGAGATGATGTTGTTACCATACATGAATGAACCTGCAACAGGTTCACGGATCCCGTCGATATCTACGGGAGGAGCAGCGATAAACGCCACGAT